TCCCATCAAGATGTACGACTATCAGAAAGAGATTGCTCTTGCGATCACCAACAATAGACGTGTGACAGTTAATACCTCGAGACAGGCCGGTAAAACCACCACAGCTGTTGCAATCATCCTTCACTATGTACTGTTTAACGACTACAAGACAGTAGCACTTCTCGCCAACAAAGGTGATGCAGCACGTGAGATTCTGGATCGTATTAAGATCGCTTATGAGGCACTACCTAAGTGGGTACAGCAAGGCGTTATCGAATGGAACAAAGGCTCGGTTGAATTTGAGAACGGTTGTAAAGTTATCGCTGGATCGACATCTTCCTCTGCCATTCGTGGTAAGTCTATCTCATTCCTGTACATTGACGAGACGGCATTCGTAGAGAACTGGGACGAGTTCTTTGCCTCTGTGTTTCCTACTATCTCTTCTGGTAATACAACTAAGATACTTTTCACATCTACTCCCAACGGTCTTAACCACTTTTATAAGACTTGCGAGGGTGCAAAAAATAAAACTAACGGCTACATCTACATCGAAGTGCCCTGGCAAAGAGTGCCAGGTCGTGATGAGAAGTGGAAGAAAGAGACTCTCGAGGGCATGGACTTTGACATGCAGAAGTTCTCTCAAGAATTTGAAGGAAACTTTCTCGGCAGCTCTGGCACTCTGATCGAAGGCTCTAAGCTAAAAAACTTAATCAGTCGTAATCCAGTGGGCCAAACTCAGTTCATGAAAGTGTACGAGCAACCCCAAAAAGATCACGTATATGCTTGCATTGTAGACGTATCTAGGGGTAAAGGTCTAGACTATTCTGCCTTTCATATCATTGATGTTACGTCAATGCCGTATATACAAGCGTGTATTTACAGAGATAACACAATTACTCCCATAGACTACGCTGAAATTATATATAGAACTATAAAGAGATATAATGATGCGTACACTCTCGTGGAAGTGAATGATATCGGAGAGCAGGTCGCTGAAGTTCTTCATTATGAGTTTGAGGTAGAAACGTTGATGTTTACCGAATCGGCAGGAAGATCGGGAAAAAGAATTTCGACTGGATTCAGTAGGAACTCTGATAAGGGAGTACGAACAACAAAATCTGTAAAGTCGGTCGGATGCAACATGCTAAAGATGCTGATAGAGCAAGATCAACTCATAATCAACGATTTTCAAACTATCAACGAACTCTCTACGTTCTCTAGACGTGGAGTCTCATATGAAGCAGAATCCGGCTGTCACGACGATCTAGTAATGGGCCTTGTGTTATTTGCGTGGATGACCGATCAGTTATTTTTTCGAGAAATTACCGACATAAATACATTAGACAAGTTGAGATCCAGAAACGAAGAAGAACTGATGGAAAGCCTTCTGCCTATCGGCTTTAACAACTACGATGATAATGAATTCGTCGATGATCCAATCATAGGATCAGGAAAATGGCTACAGTACTGAATTTTTATAAATATACAGAATAATAGAAGTTTATAACTTACAAAATAAACAAGGAGAAATGAGATATGGCTTTTCAACTAAGTCCAGGCGTTAATATCAGTGAGGTCGACCTGACAAACGTCACCCCAGCTGTTGCAACCACAGAGGGCGCTATAGCAGGTGTGTTTCGTTGGGGCCCAACGGGACAAAGAATTCTAGTTACATCAGAGAAAGAACTCGCTGCACGTTTCGGCAAACCAGCTACGTACTATACCACTTCTGCCTTGACCGAAACGTGGACTAACCACGAAACTTGGTTCTCGGCAGCTAACTTCCTATCGTACAGCGATGCGTTGTTTGTAACACGGACAGTGGATTCTACAGCGGCAGCCGCAACTTCTGACAACTTTGATGCGCTATACAAGGGCAATATAGGCAACGCTTTATCAGTAAGTCACTGCGTATCGGGTAACTTTGATGCAGTAGCAAGAGCTGAGACGTTGACCCTTAACCCCTCTTCCAATGCTGGTGTTGCCACTGGCTTCACTACAAGCTTAGGCATCACAGCTTACGCAAACATTGGTGATAGAGTCACTTTAACTAATAACTCACAACTCGTTATCAGTGCAATCTCAACCGTATCTGATGCTGCTGCTGGTTCGGCAATAACGTTTGATGGTTCTGATGCATTAGTTGTGATTCTAGGATCTGACACCATCGTCGAAGCAGTTCACGGTCTGGTAACTGGTCAAGCTGTTCAGTATTCTAGAGGAGCTGGAACAGCTATCGAAGGATTGGACGAAGGTGGATTCTACTTCGTTATTAGCGTAGATGCAGGCAACTTCAAATTAGCAGCGACTCTTGCAGATGCAATTGCTGGCACTGCGGTTGACTTGATTGCAGTTGGTGCAGGCACGTCGCATACTGTGACTCCTGTTACAACCTGGAAGTCTAACCTGACGTTCACTAGCAAGTATACAGGTGCCTCTATCTATGCGTCCACATTCTCTACTCAGTGGGGCGATGCAAACTTGTTTGATTCAGGTCCTACCACAAACGGTGTGCACGTTGTTGTTCGTGACATAGATGGTTCTATCTCAGGTACTGTCGGTACGGTACTCGAAAGATGGGAAAACCTGTCAACTTCTCCTACCGCAACCAAGTACGACGGCTCAACAAACTTTATTCGAGATGTGCTTGATCAAAACTCCGCTTGGATCGCAGTATCAACTGCTAAATCTGTGCTGATTGCTGCCACCACATTTTCATCTGGATCAATACTCACCGGCGGTAGCGACGGACTAGACGAAGTTGCAATCTCGGTTGGCGACTTGGCGGTTGGATACGACTTATACGTTGACTCCTCTGAAGTTGACATCTCGTTTATCATTCAAGGTAAAGCTAAAGGCACAACTCTTGCTAACTACATTATAGACAACATCTGTGAAGTTCGCAGAGATTGCGTAGCATTCATTTCGCCTGAGTTGTCTGACACGACCGTCGATGCAATTGTCGATTTTACTGGCACTCTGTCTTCAAGCACTTTTGCAGTGGTCGACAGTGGGTATAAGTACCAGTACGATAAGTACGCAGACGTTTATCGTTATATTCCATTGAATGCTGACGTAGCAGGACTGTGTGCAAGAACGGATGACGTAAGAGATCCTTGGTTCTCTCCTGCCGGTTATAATAGAGGCAATATCAAGAACGTCGTTAAACTGCTCGTGAATCCATCTAAGTCTCAGAGAGATTTGCTATATAAGAATAACATTAACCCAGTGGTTACTCAGCCAGGTCAAGGCACAGTGCTGTTCGGAGATAAGACATTCACTTCTACTGTAAGTGCCTTTGATCGTATCAACGTTCGTAGATTGTTTATCGTTCTTGAGAAGTCTATCGGCAGAGCCGCTAAGTCCACTCTGTTCGAATTCAACGATGACTTCACGAGAGCCCAATTTAGAAACCTAGTTGAGCCCTTTTTGCGTGATGTTCAGGGTAGACGTGGTATCTATGACTTCAAAGTTGTTTGTGATGAAACGAATAACACCGCTCAAGTTGTAGATAGTAACCAGTTTGTTGGAGATATCTTTATCAAGCCAGCACGTTCTATCAACTTCATCCAGCTTAACTTCGTTGCGGTTAGATCGGGCGTAGAGTTTAGCGAGATCGTGGGTCAGTTTTGATAAATATAAAAACAAGGAGATATAACTAATGGCTTTCAACATTAATGAAATTAAGAGCCAACTGACATTTGGAGGCGCCAAAGCGTCTCTATTCCAGGTTGCGATCACGAATCCTATCAACGGAATAGCGGATCTTAAGACACCTTTCATGGTGCAGGCGGCTGGAATTCCAGCTTCAACTTTGGGTCAAATTCTAGTACCGTATTTTGGTAGAAAAGTAAAGATTGCTGGTGATAGAACATTCGACGCATGGACGGTTACGGTCATGAACGACGAAGACTTCTTAATCCGTAACGCCATGGAGCAATGGATGTCTTCCATTAACTCACATGTAGGCAACGTGACGCAACTCGGCACAGCAGCAGCTTCTGCTTACAAGTCTCAGGCTCAGATCACACAATACTCTAAGACAGGTTCTCCTCTAAGAGTGTACAACTTCAACGGTTTGTATCCAACATCGATCAGCGCTATTACTATGGATTGGAATACAACAGACGCTATTGAGACGTTTGATGTGACTTTTGACTACGATTGGTGGAACGTTTCAGGTGGTATCACTGGCAATGCCGGCACTGACGTATAATTGAAATAATTGGGGGAGAGTCGTACTCTCCCTTTATTAGAGGATAAACTATGGAATTATTTGGCTTTTCTATCAAACGAAAACAGGACGAAAGTAAGAATATACCCTCTTTCGTTCAGGCTAATGAGGAAGACGGCTCTGTAAATATTGCAGCAACGGGTACTGGTGTCAGTAGCTTCTTGGACATGGACGGCACGGCTAAGTCTGAAGCCGAGCTGGTTCAAAAGTATAGAACCATGCTACAACAACCAGAAGTCTCACAAGCAGTGGACGATATCGTGAATGAGGCAATCTGTATCTCATTTGATGAAAAGGTGGTTGAATGTGTAACAGACGATGTAGACTTATCAGATGGTATTAAGAAAAAGATCAGAGAAGAATTTGATAACGTTTTAAAACTTCTAGATTTTTCGAACACAGGCTATGAAACGTTTCAAAAGTGGTACGTTGATGGTAGAATTAACTATCATGTAATGATTGATGTAACTGCGCCTCGCAAAGGCATTCAAGAACTTCGTTACATTGACCCACGTAAGATTCGCAAGGTTCGTGAATTTGAATCAGAAAATGTTGGTGGCAATGCAGAAAATAGATTTGTCGCTAAAAAGATTAAGAATGAATACTTCATCTACAGTGAGAAGGGCTTTAACAATCTCTCAGGCATTTCGGGTTCTCAGTTACAGATAGGCTCTAGCAATCAATCAACTCAGGGGCTTAAGATAGCAAAAGACTCTATCGTTAGTGCTAACTCCGGACTGTTAAACGAGACCAGTACGCTGGTGCTTTCTCACTTACACAAAGCATACAAGCCCTTGAATCAGTTGAGGATGATGGAAGATGCAGTCGTTATTTACAGAATTTCAAGAGCACCTGAGCGTAGAATTTTCTACATCGACGTAGGTAACTTGCCTAAGTTAAAAGCAGAGCAGTATCTGCGTGACATGATGGTTAAGCATAAGAATCGCCTGGTCTATGATATAGCAACTGGCGATGTTAAAGATGACCGCAGACATATGTCTATGACAGATGACTTCTGGTTGCCACGTAGAGAAGGTGGAAAGGGAACAGAGATTACCACACTGCCCGGTGGACAAAACCTTGGCGAACTTGACGATGTCTTGTACTTTCAAAAGCGTTTATATAAAGCTTTGAACGTGCCCATCTCAAGAATGGAGTCTGATACGGGATTCTCTTTAGGTAGAGCATCGGAAATCTCTAGAGACGAGATTAAGTTTAGTAAGTTTGTCAACAGACTGAGAAGCAGATTCTCAACTCTGTTTGATAAATTGTTAGAGAAGCAATTGGTTCTGAAAGGCATCATCACTCCAGAAGAGTGGCCCGATATTCAAGCTATGCTTCGTTATGACTTTATGAGTGACAACCACTTTCAAGAGTTAAAGTCGAGCGAAATGCTGCGTGAAAGACTTGGCATTTTAAGAGACATGGATGAGTATGTCGGCAAGTACTATTCTGGAAATTGGGTTCGTAAGAATGTTCTCCAGATGACCGAAGACGAAATCGAACAGATGAGTAAAGAGATCGAAGAGGAAGACGAGGACGCAGAAGATGCCGAGGACTCCATTGGAACAGAAGACGAATTGGACTTAAAAGTCTAGTTGCGATAAAATATAAATAAGATTATACAATACAGGAGATAGTAAATGAGCGTTAAGGAATTGATTCAGCAAGCAGTGCAAAAAGATGCGACTGGCTTCGAGAATAAATTTAATGATATCATGGCCGATAGAATGCTGGCAGCTATCGAAACCAAATATACATCGATGTTCTCGCAGGAAGAAGTTGCTGTAGAATCAGTCGATGAAGAAGAGTGAGGTGCTAAAATGAAAAGCTTTAAGGACATGCTGTCAGAGACTGTGGATAAACCACGCTCTCCAGATGAACAAAACTTTCTAGATAAACACATCATTGACAAGCGTGATCATCCTGTTGCGCCTGATGATCAATTCTCTGGCGCAATCAAAGGCTCTAAGCGTAAGAAAAGAGTTGCAGATTTGGAAGACGGAGAAGACAAGGAAGTATACGAGTCTTCTGAATCAGAGATGACTCCTGAGCAAGAAAAGAAACGTGAAGAAATTGTCATGTCTCTGAAGAAAAAGATGAGCGAGTTCAAAGATCGTTACGGCGATAAAGCCAAAGACGTTATGTACGCAACCGCTACTAAGATGGCAATGAAAGAGGGAAT